ACTCGTGCAATACACGAGCGAACCCACCGCAGACAACTTGTGCCGCAGTTATGTTCAAAAAACGTGACTCAATCGAGACAAGTTCCTGCCGCGCGTACTGCAAACCAGTACAGCGCACGGTCAAGTCCTTGCGATTGGCAACTACTGTCCTAAGGCGGGAAGGTCTCACTAGGGAGATCTTTACCGCGGGCGGAACTACGTGCCAATCCCTGCAGGATTGTTGGAGTGAGTGGACGGCTAGCCAGCTAGCCAGGGCAAAAGGGGAAGAGAAGAGATTAAAGTTGAAAACCGCTCTGAAAGGGTTTAAAACTCTCTTCGACGAACCTTGCGAACCCTGCGACAAGAAAAATGGTGAGACCGTCAAGGCGAAGTGGGCAGCCCGTGCTCTATTCGAGCCGCAGGTAACCTCTCCGGAGGTCCTCTCGGATGTGAAGTCGAGGGCTGAGTGGTACATGGGTACACGGTGGTTCGATGAGGAGAGGGTAAAGAAGCGCGCGTATGTCCCTGATCAACAGGGGTGCGCGGAATTGGAAAGAGGGTGTGGTGGTACTCTCTCAGTGAGGCCTCCTTGGATCGACGAGAGGGAGCCCCGGGGTCATGCATTTGATCCTACCGGGGTCCTTCACAAGAACGTTGGATTCGATGAGATTACTGAGGGTGACGTCGACTATTGTCGCATCGGAGTTGCCAAGAAGAAGGCGAAGATGAGGGTTGTAACGATGCAGAGTGCTAGGGCGAAGCGTATACTTCGTCCTGTGCATGAGGCTGCATACAACCATATCTCCAAATTCGACTGGCTCGTCCGCGGTGACGTCACCAACGACCATTTCAACACCATCAAGACCGATTTAAGGCCCGGTGAGCGCTACCGATCAGGGGATTTCGAGGCATCTACAGACAACCTTAATAAAGATGTCGTCCTCGTCGTGATCAAGGTGCTTGCCGAGGCGCTACCGGAAAGGCGGAAGAAGGTATTACTAAAAACCTTCGAAGACACGTGGGTGCATTGGAAGGGCGAGGTGAAGAAGATCGTTCGTGGCTCCATGATGGGGAATCTTCTTTCTTTTGTTGTGCTCTGCTTGTTAAACAAGATTTGTCTTGATCGAGCACGACAGAAGATTGAAAATTGCGGCCCCAATTGGCGTAAGAGCCTTGTTAATGGCGACGATCTTTTCTTCGCGGGGACAGACCGGCTGTTCGAAGCGTGGTTAGAGGAGACAAAGAAGGTTGGGTTCGTTGTTAACCAATCGAAGACCATGAGCTCCCATCGTTATGGTGACTTAAATTCGACTTTGTTCGATTTTAAGCGCCAGAAAGTGGTTGCCAGGTACGATTTTGGTTTTCTCGGGACCAACCTTTGGAAGCTTCCTAATGGCACTTTAATAGACGGCGTTTTCAACCTTGTCTCCAAG